CGGTCCGGCTGATCACGGCGAAGGCGGCCCGCGTCTTCGGCAAGTACCAGACGGTCCTCATCGACTCCTTCTGCGTTCCCACTTGGGGCTATTTGCTGGGCGACGCCATAGCCCGGGGCGAACTGCCCGACGACCCGAAGTGGAACCTCACGTCCTGGACGACGCCGAAGAGCGTCACGGTGGACGCCGGCCGCGACGCCGCAAACGACCGTAACGATGTCGAGATGGGTCTTCTGTCCATGTCTGAACTCTACGCCCAGCGCGGCCTCGACTTCAGGACTGAAATGAAGAAGCGGGCCGATGACATGAACTACATCATCGAGACGGCGAAGGCCGCAGGCATCCCCGTCTGGATGCTCTACAAGCCCGGCTTCAACTGGCTCCAGCAAGGCCAGTCCAACACTCAAGTCCCAGAGGATGTCGCCGACAACCTCGACCTTCCTCCTCCCCCTGAACCTAAGCCATAATCATGCGCTTCCTGAATAACGGCCTCAAGGGCCGCGAGTCCCTTCTCATCGACCCTGCCAAGGCGCAGGACTTCGCCGCCGTGGCTGAGAAGTTCGGCTTCTCGGACATGATCTCCAAGCTGCTCGGGGCCCGCCCTGAAGCCTACGTCATGGACGGGGTCGGCGTCATCCCCATCAGCGGCGTCATCGGCAAGGGTCTTTCACCCCTTGAGAAGATGGTCGGCGCGGTGGACGTGGACGACATCGCCGACGCCATCGACGTCTTCGAGGAAGACCCGAACGTGAACCGCATAGCCTTCCATGTGTCCTCCCCTGGCGGGACGGTCACGGGGGTCGAGGAGCTGGCGAAGAAGATCCGCGGAATCAGCGTCCCGACGATGGCCTTCACGGACACCGAGATGGCGTCCGCGGCTTACTGGCTCGGCTCGCAGGCCGACCACGTCATCGCCTCCCCGTCCTCGACGGTCGGCAGCGTCGGGGTGTACCTCGTGGTGCCTGACTTCTCTGAAGCCTACAAGCAGGCGGGCGTGGACATGAAGGTCATCAAGGCCGGCAAGTTTAAGGCCGCCGGACTTGAGGGCACGTCCCTTTCCGAAGAGCAGGTGCAGAACCTCCAGGAAGGCGTGGACGAGATTCACGCGGACTTCCGCAACGCCGTTCGTTCGGTCCGTTCCCGCGTCAAGGACGAGGACATGGAGGGGCAGGTCTTCTCCGGCCGGCAGGCCGCCGCCCGCGGCATGGTCACGGGTCTGGCCGATTCCTTCCGCGAGGCCCTGGCCAAGTTCTGATGCCCCAGACTGTCCCCGTCCCCGACTACGTTTCAGCCGCCGCCAAGCGCGGGCTGGAGTGGCACGCCGAGGGCAAGTCTGGTGACGGCATCGTCGACCGCACGATCCGCGAGGCCCGTGACATGGTCGAGGGCAGCATCTCCGAGGACAAGGTGCGGCGCATGGGGCCTTGGTTCCGCCGGCATCGGGCGGACATGGACGCCCCCAAGAACAAGCCAGGGAACGACGACTTCCCTGGGGCCGGCGCCGTGGCGTGGGCTCTCTGGGGTGGCCCGACTTCTGGGGACATAATGCGGGCGGCTGAGTGGGCGGAGCGGACGACCGCGCGCCTGGACGAAGAGGCCGCACTTGCCAATGTCGCAAAGAATAAGATGACCCTCGAAGAGCAGCTTGCCAAGATTGAAGCCGAAGCCGCGTCCGTTGTCGCCGAGCGCGACGACCTGCGTGCCACCGTCGAGAAGCTGACGGTCGGCGCCGCCGCTGAACTCGAAGCCCTCAAGGTCGAGGCCGCCGCCAAGGATGGCCGCATCGCCGAACTGACCAGCGCCGTGGAAGCCGCCGACAAGATCGTCGCGGAACTCTCCGCCAAGGTCGCCGAGATGGACGCCGCGAAGGTGTCCGCCTCCGCCGAGGCCGCGAAGATCGCCGCCAGCGTGGGCGTCGCCCCCGTGGAAGTCTCCCCCGCCGACGGCGTGGAAGCCGTGGCTGACAGCCGCAGCGTTCTCGAGAAGTACGCCGCGCTCTCCGGCGAAGCCCGCACCGCTTTCTTCAACGCGAACAAGGCCGCCATCATGGCCGCCATGCGCGTCTCCTAATCTCTCCCTAACCTAATAACTCACTATGGCTAACTCCATCCAGGCCGCGCCCGCTGTCCTCGCCGACAGCGTCATCGGCTCCATCAAGTACAAGCTCCCGGTTCTCGCGGGCTTCTCCTCCGTCTTCTCCTCGTCCATCGCGGGCCAGGGCAAGACCATCCAGGTTCCCCTGATCGGAACCTCCACGGCCACCGAGTTCGGTGCCTCCGGCTATCTCACCCAGGATGACGCCACCGTCACCAAGGCTGACGTGACCCTCAAGCACTTCAAGGTCTCGACCCGCGTCACCCCCCTGAACATCCGCGAGTACGGCATGAGCTTCTTCCAGAACTTCGCCGTGACCGCCGCCAACGCGCTCTCCGAGAAGTGCCTCGACGAAGTCGCCGCGCTCATCACGAACGCGAACTACTCGGCCAACACCGTCACCGGCGCGTCCCTGAGCTACGCCGAAGCGGTCGCCAGCCAGAAGACCCTCGACGACGCCGGAGCCGCTCAGCCCCGCGCCCTCGTGCTGAACAGCACCTACATCGCCGACCTGCGCGGTGACGCCTCGATCGTCGGAGCCAACGGCTTCGGTGCGAACGTCATCCAGTCGGGCAACATCGGCCAGCTCGCCGGTGCGAACGTCTACCAGTTCGCGGGCCTCCCGGACAACAGCGAGAACCTCGCTGGCTTCTCCTGCGGCGCCGACGCCATCGCGGTCGCCTCGGCCCTCCCTCTGACGGAAATCCCCGGCTGGGAAGTCGCCTCCGCGACCGACCCCGACACGGGTCTGTCCGTCCAGGTCATCATGGGCCAGGAGCAGAGCGGTCTGTACAATATCACGGCGACCATGCTCTTCGGAGCCGCCGTGGGCCGCGCCGGCTCGCTGGTCCGTCTCAAGACCGCCTAATAGCGGCCTGAGCGCAAGAACGGGGCCCCCGCTTGGGGGCCTCTTTTTTTGCCATACCGCCCAAGGGTAGATGAGCCTCTACGGGTCCGAGCTGCTGGATGATGCCAAGGAGATGATTGACGACTTCGGCGTGGCCGGGTCTGCCAACTCCGGGGCCCTTACCTTCAAGTGCCTGCTGTCCGATCCGCAGGTCACGCAGGCGTTCGAGGCCGGCGGCTTTGTGACCCAGACCCAGCACACCGTCCGCCTGCCCGCTTCCGACGCCTCCTGGAGCCTGCCAGACGGGTCTAATGGGGCATCTGGGGCCATCATCAGCGGCGGGGCCGTGGTGGCATCCCTTGGCCTTGGGAAGAAGATTGTGGCCGGGGGCAAGAACCTGCGGGTGACCGGGCAGACCTACAAGCCCGGGTCGGCGTGGGTGACCTTGCTGGTGGTCCACGAGGATCAGTAAGCCGTGTTCGCGGCCAAGGTCACGCCTGAGAGTCTGGCCCGTTTCACAGTCGGGCTTGAGTCGTTTGCCCAGGAGGCGAAGTGGTCGATGGAATACACGTCCATCTATGCCGCGGCATGGCTTTGCCGGGACACCATGTGGTACACTCCGCCCTTCGTGAACGGCTCGTTCCAAGGCACGACCAAGGCGGCGGAGACGGCGGGAGAAGGCGCCCTTACCCGTGACGTGAAACGCATCTTCAAGCCGATGCACTCGGACAAGGAGGCGACAGCCGGGCAAATCCTAATCAATCGTCTGGGCCGTGCCGCCAAGATGGGCGACATGAGTGGCTATTTTGACATTCAGGAGGCGGCCAAAGGATTTGCGTTCAGGTCCCCCGTCGTGCAGAAGTTTGTCAACGACCCCGACCCCGTGCGTGGCTACTACAAGGCGCGCAACTGGTTCAGCAACTATGACGGGCTGCTGGAGGTCGGAGGCAAGTTCGTTGCCCGAGGCTATGACGAGATGCGCGTCATCCACGACAAGGCCAAGGTGACTAGGGGAGGCCGGATGAGGGTGGCAAGGCCGGCGAACGTCCTGGGCTATCACGTGGTTAAAAGCGACAACGTCATCGAGCGATACTTGGCCGAGCGTTTCAAGATGATCGGCAAGCTCAAGGCCGGGTGGTGGGCCGTCATGCAGTCACTTCCCAAGCCCAAGAAGAAAGGCCGTTCAGGAACGGTCGGCGGCATCAGGGACATCTCGGCTTACATCAAGCGTCATGGCTTCCGTCCTGACGGGTATCAGTCCACAAACTTCAGCCCGACTAACTACAAGGTGGTCATCGGAAACCGCATTGGCGACACGGACGCCGTGGCGACCCGCGTCAACGCCCCTGGCATGGCCTTGAACAACGTCGACAAGAGGCTTGAGGACGAACTGAAGCAGGTCATCGGGCAAGACGTTAGACAGTTTAACAAGGGGTAAGATGGGAACCAAGAGCATCAGGCACATCGTCGAGGGCGTCGTGGCCGCGCAGCTGGCCCTGGACGACGGCCTGACTGGGGTCAACTTCTACACCGGGGACAGCGGCTCCACGATGGACCTGCCCCGCTGCATCGTGGTCGTTGACTCGGCCCGCCCTCCCGCCGATCTGCCCGAGGGGCTGGGCAACTACTCCTGCACGACCCGCATCATCATGGCGTCCAATGCTGACGACACCAGCCTGACGACGCACCGCGCCCGCTGCGCCTCCATCGCCGGGGTGATGCAGGGACTCAGCTCGATGAAGGCGGCCTTCACGGCGACGGGTGACGCGAGCCTGTACGACATCACCCCCAACTCGGAAGACGAAGGGGTGGATGAGCGCTCCTGGGCGACGTCCATGACCTACGAGATTCTCTGCGTGGTCCCCGCCGTCTGACCCTTGCCAATCCTCCCAAGTTAAATGGCCGCCGTAATCAATGGAACTTCCTGCCTCTACGCGGTGGCGGGAACTGTCTCTAACCTTTTCGTGCAGTCCTACACGGTCAGCGCGTCCTTCGTCTCTGAGGACACGGTGGTCGACGAGGCCGGCCTGACCAAGACGCACCGCCTGGACGACCGCAAGACGGAGCTGACCATCGAGGGCATCGCCAAGACGGCCAACCCTCCGACCCTCGGTGCGACCATCACATTTACGATTGCCACCAACAGCGCATACCCCAGCGGCTCCGCCTCGACCTCCTACGTCGGCACGATCACCAAGATTGAGGAGCGCGGCGGCAACAAGGAGTTCGTGAAGGTGTCCATCACCGCGGTGGACTACGAGGGCATCACGCCCGTCTGATTGACTTAGGGCGATACGGGGCAGAATAGCCCCGTGGACCGACGCTTCCTTGCGGCCTTTACTGACCCGGCTCCCGTGCGGATGCTGGGTCGGGTCGTCTATCCCTTCTGCCTGAAGCACCGAGTGAGGCTCGAGGCCATTGACTCGCCGCTGATCCGCGAGAACGTCAAGATGACGCCCGCCGACCTGCTGGCCGCCGTCAAGATTTGCGCCGAGGAACCGATGGGAGGCACGACCCTCATGGACCGTTGGCACCTGCTGAGGATGTCCACGGACGCCAGCGTTTTCGCCATCAACGTGACGAGGTTCGTCGAATACGTCCACGTTTCGTCCTGGCCTAAGTTTTGGGAGAAGGAGGGGACGGCGAAGGGCGAAGCAGGGGGGGCGATGCCTTGGGCCTTGAACATCGTCGCGTCCCTCATCACAAACGGAATCCCCGAGCAGCGTGCCTGGGAGATGCCGGAGTGTCAGGCGGTCTGGTACTCGTGCGCCTTCGCCAAGGGGACAGGGGCGGAGATTAACATCCTTTCAACGGAGGAGGAGGACTTCATGGAGCAGGTGCGACTTGCCAGCCCTCCAGAAGTAAAGACCGATGAGCAGAACTCTGGAGTATCAGCTGAAGGGCAAGTCTGACGTCGAGGAAGTCGTCGGGCGGGCGAAGAAGTCCATGACGACCTTCGACAAGAACGTCGAGGGCATCCAGCAGCGTTTCAAAAACTTCGGCAAGGACCTGTTCCTTTCATTCCTCGGGCCGATGGTGCTCTTCAATGCCGGCCTGAACTACATCTCCGCCCAGATTGAGAAGCGCCGTCAGGAGATCGATGAGGCAAAGAAGTTCGCCGAGGAGGCGGAGTCCAAGTTCCTTTCCGCTGAGACAATCGCCTTGGCCAAGGAGCGCGCTCGCCGTGAGCGTGAGGCCAAGGAGAAGGGGCTGGCCGGACGTGCTCAGACAATCGAGATGCAGGAGGGCCTGAAGAATCAGCCCCTTACGATGGATGAGATAATGATGCTCATGAGTTCAATGACTCGTGCAGAGCACGCTGCTTTTATGGTTTTAAGAGGATTGGGGTTCACAACTGAAGAAGCCATGCTTAACTATTTGTCCAAACAACCTCACATGCAGGGCGCCATGGCTGACATCATGCGCCGAAGGAGTGCGACCCAGCCGACGACCACGGCATCCCAGGAGAAGGCTACGGACGCCAAGAGCGTCTCCGGCAACGTCATCGGCGTCGGTCAGTCGCCCGTGATCGCGGCGATGAATGAGCACACGAAGCTGCTTGAGGAGATTGCGTTCAACACGCGCTCGCCCTACGCCCCCCTGACTCCTGACCCCGACCAGACTTACAAGGGCTCACAAGCCGCTCCTTCACGAGCTGCTCTGCTCAAGGGAGGCATCAAGTGATTTAACATGGCACGCATCGAAAACGGCAATACCCTTACATCTCCGCTTCTTCAGCCTGGGTACACGCTGAACTATGACGGCTATGGTCTACTGACCTTGAAAGCCCGCTATGCCTGCAACGAGTTTGACGGCATTAGCGACGTACAGATCGGCGACGCCTTTTCAGGATTCGCAGTCACTCTCAGATGTCAGAAAGTCAGCCATACTTTTAATAAAAACGGCATTTCATTCGCTGACGCCGAATACGTCGGGCTTGAATCCGGGCTTTCAGTCACGCGTCCTAACATCACGGGCTCGACTGGCCTGACGTCGGAGCACATCACGACGCACCCCGAGTTCTTCACCGCGTCGACAGGCATCGCCGGGGCAAAGCCTTTCACGGCGTCCAGCATCCAAGGCCCGAACGGCACGACGCTTTACAAGGGGCTCAACGGCTCCCATTTCCAAGACCCCGAGGGCGGAAAGTTCGTCGGCTTCCTCGACCCGACCTATCCGCTCTACTACGGCAAGAGCCATTACCTAGCCCCTGTCACTTCCTTCTCGGGCGTGATCTACACGACCAGCAGCGCAAACGTCGCTACGCTCAGAAACGCAGTTGGCAAGACCAGCGGGACAAACGCTTTCGGAGGCATCACCCTGCTGCCTTCCTATGTCGGCACGACCTTCACGACTTCGGGCCGCAATCAGCTGCTTCTGTCGCAAGTCAACTTTGAGGACTATGCGCTGACTGCCAGCGGCGGCAGCACTCCATTCATGCACAAGATAAACTATGAAGTGAGATTCAATCGTGACGGCTACGTCAGCCCGGTCTACGCGTCCGCCTGAGCATGAACATCCAGCCTGGCACGGGATACGGGTTCACGTCCAGCGCGTACGGCTTCACGCTGGACACGCAGGGGCCGTTCCTGCCTGACGACGCGGGCGGCGGGGGCGACCATCCGTTCAAGTGCTGGCTGGCCGGGTCGACGACCGCGGGCGTCACGACGACATACTATTACCGCGTCACGCCCGGCATGGTGAACAACATCAGCCCGAAGCTCTTTGACTCCACGTCGACCCTCGTGCCGATGACGGACCTGCCCAGGCCGAAGGGAGAACTGCCTTTCAACCCGACGACCGACTTCTCTTACATCTATCTGATTTGCTCGCCCGACGCCACCGCCCCCACGATCTACCCCGACCCGGACACGGCAAACGCCGAGTATCCTGACATCACGGCCTTCAGCACGCAGCAGACCAGCACGAACACGACGGCCTACATCCTGCTGGCCGCGGCCTACAAGGACCCGACCACGAACGTAATCACGCTCTGGCAGTACGTCACGGGGTCGCTCTGGACTGACCGCATCAAGCTGGCCGGCATTGACGCCCGCTATTACTGGGCCCGCGTCTGATGCCATCCGAGCCGGTCATCGTCGACGCCAACTGCTACATCGTGGGC